AGCTTTCTCATGTGCAGCTGCTTTGTCTTTTGTAATTGTAAAGACCTCTGCGTCTGCCATGAATTGATTGTTGGTTGAAGCATCGATGGCAATCATGCTGTTGATAGGCACGGCGTCCATGCTGGGCAGTACGATGTCAAGGATGCCACGATCAGGCTCCATGTCATCTTTGACGTATGACCAGAACTTGATGATCTCTTGCAGCATGTCGTTTTGATAATGTCCGTCAGCCTCTACGATAGTGTGTTCGCGTGAGCGGTTGCCGAAGATGCAAGAAAACACCATGCGGTTGATCTGAGTTACCATCATGTAGAATTGAAGTTGCGGCATATAGCGTTCCAGCTGCTTGCCCATATTCTGGCGCTCGTTGGTGTGCTTGCATTCAACACCGATAGCACCGTACATGCCATCGAGTGTGGCGCGACATGGTACATATTCGATCTCACGCTCGTGTTGAAACTGGCGTGTGATCTTGACGTTCAACTGTTCTTCAAGTTCTTGGATATGAAACTCTTCGGTGTAGGTGCCAAGGCGCACAGCGAAGATGTCAGATAAATCATCAGGCTCGACACGCCCAGTCTTCTCAAGCCACAGGTCGTGCCACTCACCATTCATGATGCGGTAGCAATCACTGCCACCAATAAATCCCATGCGTTTATGCATATTCGTTCTCCTCTCTCTATATATATAGTGCATTAATGCAGTAGTATCAACCTACTTTGTGCATTTTTGCAGTGTTTCAAGCATGTTTTTACGAGTTCGTATTAGTCTTTCGTAATGCTTGTTGAACTCTGCAAAGGCAGGCCAGAAGGTTTGCTTCTTAGCGATGGTGTCTAGCACCTTTACAAAGATGTCTGCCGGCCAGTCGCGCATCTGGTTGGCGTATAGCTTGCAGCGCATGGCTGCATCTTGTGATGACTCGCCTGATGGCTTGACCATTAGCATCATTGTAGTCAGCAGCGACTTCTCCATGTCCGCTATTGGCATTGCTGACATAGACATTGTAACAGTTTGAATGGCAGCATTGATGTCAGGGGAAATCTTTTTTGAAAAAATAATTTCGAACCCACGATCTACAAAGTAAGGGTCGCCATCAGTTGGGAAACGCCAGTCACCCTTGTCCCTCAGACAGATCCCGTGCTGCGTCAGAGAAGAAAGAACCGCTATGTCTGTTGCTTGCGGTTCGTTTTCTACCAGACGAGCGACCGCCGCTGATCGTTGTGAAGGCGTTAGCATTACTGCACCAGACTCTGTATCGTGCATCCCAGTTGGCTTGGACTCTGCCATCTGCTTCCCAGTAATTTCTAAATTTAACTTGCTCAGTGTCATGATCGATCTCCTCACTGATTGAATTGCGCAGCGCATTACTAGCTACCCAGTCGTGCGGTATTGGGTATCTATTGTTATTAGGTTTACTTACTGGTTCGGGTCTACCTGCTAGACTAGTTTGGTCTAGCTGGTTGACTAGTAAGGTATAGGTGTTAGACCGCCGCTTGTTTTTGTCACGGTGTATGAAACCGTTACGTTCAAGGTAGTCTATTTTGTTGACTACTGTTTGACGGGACAGATGTGTGACCTTTTGTATGCGTGTGATAGAAGGCCAGCATTCTCCTGACTCGGTGTTTGCATGCTCTGCGATAACAAGCAACACGAGTTTGGCTAGTGCATCACCGACATCGGTTTTGTACACTGCGCCCATTAGTGCGAAAGACATTATTTCTTACTCCATAGCTGCTCCACAATGTGATCGGGTATAATCATTACCCACTTCGGATTGGTGCCATTGCCCCGCTTGAACAGGGCAACGTCACGATTATTTAGAACTGTGAATGGTGACGGGAAGCCGGATGACTTCCTGTATTTGACTTCGGCTACCAGTCGGTGTCCGTTGATCTCGATGATAAGGTCGCCAGAATACTCTCCTCCCAAGCTGCCGCTGAGAGGTTGCTTTTTGACTTTGATCTTCCAGTCTTTGAATAGCTTGACGAAGAAGTTTTCGTGGTAGTTTCCTTTTGCGCGAGCTTTGCTTGCCATGTGTCCCTCTCGTAGCAGTCAATGCAGACAACGTAGTAATCAGCAGGTTCGATAGACTTCAAAGGGCAGACGTAATACTGGTGCTTCACGTCACATACATCGCAGATTGCTGGCCTACCCCTGTTGATTTTTCTTGATTTCAACTTCACATTCCAATGCTTGCAGCCAACACAAGAACAAGAACCCAGAGGGCAGACGTTTGAATTGCTCCCATTTATGAATCAGACTTGAAGCGCAGCCGATGCGGTGGGCTAGTGCCTCTTGAGAGAGATCTTGCCTGTGTCGCTCTTCAACTAAGCGAGTGACAATCATCTGCCAGTTGGGGTCAATCACGACTGGCTGCTTGAGATGCGTGAAGCATTTCAATGGCTTGCAATACCTTTAATGCAGTTACAAATCTCATGTCATTGCGCTGCTGCGCTCTATAAAATGTGCTGGATGGTATACCCGCGTGATCAAATGCAGTGCGTAGATCTACGCTGTGGTTCACAGCAATTTTATTTAATGTTTGAAAATAACTATCCATAGATTTGTTGTACTGCATTTATGCAGGTTGTGCAAGAGCTGCACATGTGCAATACTGCATTAGTAATGGATGACTACATAGCAGGTCTGCGGTACTACTGTATTTATGCAGGAGAGTCCCGTGGAAGAAATAGAAAGAAGAACCATCCGTGTATGGATGCGTCAGGTGATGAACGAAAAGAAGTTCTCAGCTAACCAATGGGCTACGCTCGCTGGTACATCACCGACAAACATAACAAGGTTCTTGAATTCAGATAGCAAATTCCTGCCGTCTGCTAGAACATTAGCTAAATTGGCTAAAGTAGCTGGTTCATCCCCACAGTTTTTAAACAGTGCGCAGCATGTAAAAAAAATCGAAGTGCGTAATGTTAAAGGGGATGTTGTTGATATGATTAATGTTGATGATCCTACTCTGCAAGCCTACAAGTTAGGTGTTGTTACTGGCTATAGTATGGGCGGGGTCATGTCCTACTCTTATGTTGTGGTTCGCCCTGTTAATAAAGAATACAAAGACGGTGACGTTTTGCTTATTGAGGATGAAGATTACGGCTTGCTTGTTGGTGAAGTGCTTGGTGATTACATTATTCACAAATCATCAACACGCATGGTTCCAAGCAAGCCGCTTTTAGATCAGGTTATTGTCGGTGTAGTTACACAAGTCATAGCAAAATTTGACTAAGCATAGTTAGCACGATACTCCTGTTCTAGTTCCCAGTCACACTCGTCTGTGATCTGCGGAATAAACAGGGGTGAACGAACACGCATCCAAGTAGCTGCATCATCGGGAAGAGTGTCATCTTGGATCGCGCTCTTCTCTTTTATATATGGACACTGAGCTTCGGAATGGATGTTGATGGTGTGCTTGACACCAAGCTCATCAACAACCTCTAGCACCAGTGATGTGCTGTCTTGCATTACAAAACGCTGAATGCTGATGCCGTTTGCAGCAGCTGATATTGCTAACTTCATAAGAATCTCCTTGATGTAGTGCGATGGTTACAGATTGGCTACCGTAAAAAATAAGAGGGGCAGGTGTTCGGAAATGACCTGCCCCTCTAAAGGGTGACTAACTTCACTGATTTGTCATGATGACCGAGAGGTGCAGTGTTGACGCTAGGCGCAGCTAGTCTGGCGATCGGCAACCTTTAATGCCGCGAGGAGGTGCCTCTCTAAAACTTCTCTAATACTTTCCATTCATTTGAAGACATGGCCTTGGCAATCTGCATGTCACGATTGCGTGTGGTGATTGCATCGTGTGCACGATTGTCTTCGGGATGTGATGCCCAGTGTGTGAGTGTGTTGTACAGCGCCCACATATTTGACCCGAGGGCTGAACATTCTTTGTCATACTGACGCATTAATGTTTCGTGTTGCCGCTCGTTATACTTGAGGTTGCTGGTTGCTGTTGGGTACATACACAAGCGAGTCTTGAGCCACTGCTCTACAGTCTGACGGTGATCTCGTAGAGAGATGCCCATGTACTTCTGCCAGACTTCACGCTGGTTCATGAATGCATCAAGAGCTTTGCCTATCTTGCCAGCTTCTTGTTGCACGTTGATGCTGGCTGTGTGCTTGTTGCGTGATGACGCTACATTGTCCGGCGTAGTGCAGCCATTGAGACACCATAGACGTAAGCCAGCTGCGCTAAATATGAACGACCATGTGCCATCATATGAGTTGAATAAGCTGATGCGGAAGTGGATGTAGTCATCCTTGACTGGCTCCACCACGAGATCACGAAAGTCAATCGTTGCTTTCATGCGCCGACCTTGATCGATGGTGGTGATGTTCCAGTCATAGTCAGTGCCGATGTTGGCTGCTCGGATAGCCTCATCCATTTGATTGATGCAATCCTCGTTGGTCTTGATTGTGTAACGACCTTTATGAATTGCTAATGGTTGATTGGTGTCAGTGCGAACAAGCACACGACCCAGTGATTCTGGAACGCTGAACAGGTTAATGTCTTTGCTGTAAGTCAGTTCCTGAAACTCTACTGGGAAATTCCACGAACATTCTGTGTTTGTCATGCCATCCATTTTGTATCTCCTCTGATAACATGGTTTCGATAGTGCGATAGAGATGGGCAAACACAGGGTCTAACCTGCGTTTGTCCTTGGCTTTGTTGACACCACTGATGATGGTGGTGTGATCCTTGCGGAGTTGACGAGCTACTTCACTAAGGGAGAGATTGGTAGACTCAACTAGCACAAGATATAAACAGAACCGTGCATCACGCAGCGCACCTGTGCGTCTGCGAGATAACAGTTCTGATTTACTGAAGCCTGTCGCTTGGCTTATTATGTAAAGAAACGTATCGATCATCTAACTTCCTCTGGTATGACTGAAAGTCACGCGGCTCATTACGTCCACGCACAAATTCTTCGTGGACTGCTTCGCATACCAGCAAGATGAAGCCGGTGATGCCTACGAGCATTCCAAAGAACGCAACCATAAATACAAACTCTTCCATTGGTTTTTACTCCTACTAATGAGACGAACTTCACAGCTTTGCGAGCGCAGCTAAGAGTCGGGATACCCCATGGGTTGCCGATGGTAGTGGTGCTGGGTGTTGCAGGATGTGAAGAATGCGGGGCGGGGTAGGCGGCGCGCAGCGGGGCCGATCTACTTATAGGAAAAGGCAGGATGCATGATGCACCCTGCCTGTATGTGTTACGATGCCTTCTTGAACAGGCGTGACTTGGCTTCTTCTTTGGAAGTCTTGGCAAGCACCGGACGATCTTGCATCCGCGCCTTGTATGTCTCCCACCATGCGAGACCGTAGCGGTCGTCAGATGGTAGGGCTTGACCCTCGCCCCATGACAGGTCGCACAGTCTCTCGAACTGCTCGACTTCGATCAGGAACTTGTGGTGGTAGAACTCGATGGAACGTTGAATCTTCGCTTCCAGTGACTCCATCTTGCGCACCTCTGCTGTGCCGTTGCCGTTAAGCTCCACCTCTGCAAGACGACGTGCCTGTAGTGTGTCGAGGTAGTCATGCTTGCGCTGCAGACCGAATCCGATCTGTGAAATGATACCGCCGAGCATGTACTTGTCGTCCTGCATGTAGCGAGGATTCTCTTCGCCGGTG